TACAACTAGTTAATATATTTCAAAAGAATGCTGCTAGCCAATTTACTGATTATGGTGGTCATCATGCCTTTCAATCTTGTCATCACCTAACTGAAATACATGCTAACACATTTAGTTTTAATCAAACTGCCCATTCCCCATTTCATGATTGTGCTTATATGTATCGAATATTTCTGTATTCAAATCATGGATCGCTGGACCCTGGCTGGGATAATATTTGGACGGCTAATTCCGCTAAAAGAAATATATTTTATATATGCGGTCAAGGTCAAACTGATATATCTGATTGGCAGAAATTCGGAAATATTACTGATAGAGTATATACTCATTTAGTTATAAAGAATAGTGTAACATCGATACCATACTCCGCATATTATGACAGTGTTTATTTACGTACTGTTATATTTGAGCATGATAACAACCCTATTACTAATCCTCTTGATTTCTCTTATAGGGTTTTTCGACATAGCATTCGTATAAACAGAATATATTGGGGAAATCGTAAATTTAATTTTAGTGAGGCGTCATATAGCGGAGATGACAATGCTGGAACATTTGAAGATTGCAACGCATTACGAACTGTTTATATCCCAAAACAATTCACAGTTATACCTCCACGTATGTTTTATGATTGTGGTATTACTAATGTAGTTTTTGAAAAAAATTCTTCACTAAGAACTATTCGAAGAAATGCGTTTGCAGTAAACCAGATAGGAAGTATAGATATACCTGCGTCTGTGCATATGTTAGAATGGAGGGCATTTTACTATAATAATCCCTTATATATTATTAGATTTGTACCGGGTAGTCGTTTAAAATATATTGATAAGGAGAGTTTATCTGGATGGAATCATCACAATGGTCCAGCATCAGTATTCACGTTACCTAGTGGTGTATTAGGAATAGATGAACGTGCGTTTGTTAATGGAGTAAAAGTTTTGTATGAACAGACGAAATTGGTATTACCTAGTTCTTTAGAATATATAGATAACGAAGCTTTTTTTACAACTTGGGTAGTTAATTTTCCAGATGAAGTATATTTTCCAAATTCAATAAATATGACAAAGGGACCACGTAGAAATCAAGGGTGTAAAGAACGAGGTTTTGGAACTGACATATTCAATTGTCATAGTCATTCAACTTTGTATATTCCTCAGCATTTAAATAACAATACATTTAAAAATGAAATAAATTCAGGAGGTAATGAATCAGTTAATCCTAATTATGCGTATTATGATTTTGTAGATTTTATAGGTAATAACAATGATATAATTGAAACATTAAGTCATAACTCATTTTATCATGCTGAAATTGATGATTCTGTAAAAGAATTAGGTAACGGTGTTGATAGATTAGTAAATGTTGATGATCAACTTGTATCTATTCATATACCATCTACAGTAACTAAAATTAATAAAAATGCGTTTAAAGATTGTCATAGGCTAGTATATGTGACTTTTGATAAATATAGTAATTGTACTCTAATAGACGATAATGCTTTTGAAAATTGTGTTAGATTACAAGATATTACATTACCAGAATCCTTAATCACGTTAGGAGCAAATGCTTTTAAAGGATGTGGTGATTTAACTGGTATGAAAATTCCATATGGTGTAAAAAATTATGGTTCAGATCCATTTATAAATACAAAAAACAATTTACGTATTGTAATGTCTGATGAATTATATAATAACGGATTTAATGGGAGTAGTTCATATAATATTTTTACTATACCTACAGTAAGATTTACTGAAAGTACATTAACAGCGTCAAACATAGATAACAAGTTAAATGAACTACATATAATCGGTGACTATCAACCAGTATTTGAAGAATCTGTAACTCATATTGACCCTGAAGTATTAATTATGCATCCATTGATTGAACAAGTTGGATATAATTTTTATAAACGATTTGCGTGTAATGATAATTACGCGTATAAAATAAATACCATTAACCAGCCTATAAAATATGGCGCATTAATAAGTAAGGGTACAAATTGGGGATGTTGGCTTCCTCTTTACAGAAGTCTTCCAGATACGAATAATTGGAATGTTACTACTCATGATGATGATAATTTTCGCGCAAATGTTCATGGAGTAATATTAATGCCAGGTTATTCTATATTGGCGTCTGTAAGTTTTCCTGATATATTTCATACCAATAGATGGCATACTGATTACAAGCATAAGCCTGAAGAGAGATATAAGTATTTTGAGAATACAACTAATGATACAAAACATGTACTAGTAACAAGAAATTTTTATAACAGTAATAATTTACCACCATCTACCGGAACCGTTGAAAATAATGTATGCTCTCTATATTTATTTTATAAAGGTAAGCTTATCATTTAAATAATTAATTATTTTTAGATATAATAATCTATAATCATTATATATGCCTTCGTTTGGTTATGAATTTGATGGACGGGTACATAATGTACGCATAGGAGCATGGTTTCTTAACTCTGGAGTGCAACGTCTTCCTATACTTTATACTGGTTATTTATCCTCGTGGGGGAATACTAGTTTTGATTATTTAATAAATCAAAATACCACATATAATGATCAAGATGATCAATGGATGGTTAGTCCAGGATATAAATTAGTAATATTTGAACACGACTTAGATACAACACCGAATTATACATTAGATAATACAAATGGAACAACTGTTTTATCCAGATCACATACAGGAACGAAAATATCTGATATGAATAAAGCCGTAAATAATATAACTTCTGTTCGATTATATTATAAAGGACAAGAAGTTAAGCATCCAAACAATGCAGGAATATAATATAGATTTTTTTAATAATATTTATTTTAATATTATTAACGTGCTTATTTAGTATAGAATTATATTATATATTTAAATTATATACTTAAAAATATGAATACTAGCAACCTTTACGTAGAAAAAACATCTGATAGTGAAAATTCATTCTGTAATGTAACTGCTGGATGTTATTTAATTCAAGATGGATTAATAGATGAAAATTCCGGTGTAATTCCTATATATCATTCTATTTGTAAATTAGTTCCTAGGAAAAACGGCTATGATAGTACTTACCGTACCGCGCATAACGACAGACTTGATGATAATAACGCACAAGGATATCAGTACGTAGGAAAAAACTCTAGAAATGTAATGGTATTGCCGGGTTTTCAAGTAAGAATGTATAGACATAATAATTATTCAGATCAGTTAATTTGGCCAAACTTTTCGTCTACGTTGGTCAATACAGAAGGTAAAGATGTCAAAATTTTTAATTTGCAGGATAAAATGGGTTATACAACAACAGAGTCATTAAAATTATTTCATAAAGGCACAGATAATAAAGTTAGAGAAGTATTCCCATATGTAAAACGTAATTATCCTACAAGAAATGGAGGAAATATAGAAGTTCATGTAAGACCATCAGACCCAAACCCAGATGGAAGTGCTATTGCGTTGGATCAAACGAGATATACTGATAATGAAACGATAACTTACTCTGGTACTACCTATAAGTTGTTACGTATATTTGATGTTGCACGAATAAGATACACAAATCCTTCTGTAAATGATTTAGAAAGAACGGATGTATCTGGTTTGGTCGTTGGTGGAGGTGGTTCAAGTGGTCAATGTGGTGGCAGAAATAATGGAACATATTACCACGGTGCTGGAGGCGGTGGTGGAGGCGGTTACGTGGAAGGTAACATTTCATTAAAACCAAATACTATATATGAAATAAGAGCAGGGCGTGGCGGTGCTGGTATGAATTATACTAATGCTGACTATATGGGAATGCCTGGTGAAAGTTCAGTAATAACCAATTTAGATGATTTTGAAATAATAGCATACGGAGGAGGTGCTGGTTCTGGTAATCGTCAAAGTGATGGACCTGTATATAAGGGAAATGTGGGTGGTAGTTCTGGTGGTAAAAGTTACTATTATGGTGGTAATCATTGGGATGAAGGACAAGCTATAAAAGGACAGGTTACAAAGCCAGCTACAGATCCAACATCAATGTTATCATATGGAAATAACGGTACCAAAAGTGGAAATAATACTTACCTTGCCGGAGGTTCTGGTGGTGGTGCAGGAAGCAATGGTTATGAGCCAACTAATAGTGGTCACAACGGGGGACATGGTGGCTCGGGTAAGCAGTGGATTGATGGAATTACATATGCCGGAGGTGGAGCAGGAGGAGGAGTTAATACTGCTTGTTGTGGCTATTATAGTGCGGGTAATCATGGTGGGGGTAATGCGCATGGTCGTGGTGGTGGTGGTTCTGGAACTATTGGATGGAATTTTAGAGTAGAAGCAGGTTATTCAGGAGTAGTCTGTTTAGCAATACCTCAATAAATAATATAAAAATTTTAAAGATATATTATTTATATGTTTGAACTTATAGTAGCTTTAACACCTAACTTAGTAATCGGAAAAGATAATACTATACCTTGGTATGTTACTGAAGACTTACAATTGTTCAAAAAATTAACAAGTCAAAATATAATTATAATGGGTAGAAAAACCTACGAATCTCTACCGAAAAAACCTTTACCGAATCGGTGTAATATAGTATTAACATCTAATCCTGATAAATATAATAATGAAGAAAATCTAATATTTACAACTGAAGAACAATTGATGAATAAAGTAACTGAACAAAAAGACAGATGGGGAGAACGTATATTTGTAATCGGTGGAAATGAAATATATAAAAGGTTATTTGATAAATGTAATAAGTTACATATTACAATTATTGACAAACAAATAACAGGTGATATTTATTTTCCATTTACATTTAATGAAATAGTAAATAAATATGGATATACGTTAAAAAAAACCAGTAGTAAAATCCTATCTAAAACAGATAATGTATTATTTCAATTTCAAACGTATGTAAAATAAGTTATATCTGAACAATGTTTATCTGTTTTTGTTCTAGAAAATAAGGTACCAACGTATCATTTTTATAATTTTGAATATATCGTATTTCTTTTATGCCAGATGCGATTAGTAATCGACAACATATTAAACATGGGTAATGTGTAATATATGCGATACTTTCATTGCATGAAACACCACGTTTAGCACAATCACATATCGCATTTTGTTCTGCGTGTATAGTTGCTTGTTCATGGTCA